TAATATTAAAAAATATATTTATTTATTTTTTTCGTCGGCGGCATATAATTTGCCGAATAACCAATCCGCACCAGGAAGTGTTACATTATAGTTACCCTTTTTAGGTCCTTTTCTTATATGGTGCATAATATGATTATCTTTTAACCAGTCATAAGCATTCTTGTTTCCGTCCATAGGAATGGATTCAAATATACTTTTCCATATATCAGAACCCGGTATTCCTTCTGACCAGCTTAGTTTTTCTGTAATAAAATGAATATCTGGGTGTATCGTATTCCAAAACGAGCTTTGATAAAAACAAAATGCTAATACATATAATAATACTGCTAGTAAAGATATATTCATGTTTACTGCGTTAAATACTATGGATAATCCATATGCTTCTATAAATCCAACAGTAAAAACACCAACTGTGTATGGCCAAACGAAAAACAGACCAAAATATTTATTTACATCTTCATTATAATTATTGCTTTGTTTTAAAGTCATATCATCTAGTGTATGTTGATGATGTGTCCAGTGGTCTTTTGAAAATGCACCAAAATTATTATGCATTACATACCTATGAACCAAGTGTTCAGTTATTGAAAAAACTCCATATAATGCTATTATAAATAAGGTGTGGTTCAGTAAATCAAACATACTATTATATACTATGTTTAATTTTTATATTATTTAACCAACAGCATATTTCAAATATTGGATACGAGGACTCGTGTACGAAAAACTATTGGATATTTTTTTATTTGAAATACATTTACATGTGTTTTTGGTGGTACATTTACAACCCGAATTGTTTGTATGAAATTGCTGTCCGTAAGGGCGTTGATTATGATAGACTTGTCCATTTGTCTGTTTCTGTTTCCAGTAGACAGGAATGGGAGTTAATGTTGAAGTGGTCGGACGAGGAATTAAGGCTGTAGCTGTTGGTGGGGTTTGTTGATAATATTGATAAATATTCGTTAGTGGAACTCGGTTTGTTCTTTTATCTGTGCCTTTACACACCGGAAATTGAGGGCAGTTTGCTACATTTTTAAGTACATTGAACACCAAGTTTGAACCTGTAGGTATTAAAGAATTCTCCACTAATTTTGAATCCAGGATTGTGTTTTCAATTGTATACTGCTTAAAATCAATATACATTTGGTCGTCGAAAACCGCAGGGGCTTGTTTTTTACTATTTGGTAAAACATCTCTTAATTGAGTACCAACACGTTTATATTTTATATAATCACTTACTGACATTATAAATACTCATGATATTTTATTGTGTGCGCAAATAATGTTTTGTCAAATTATAACTTACGTAAGCCATTGTTAAACCAATTATTGAACCAGCCAGTAATTGCGCTACGCTATGTCTACCATATTTTATTCTTTGATACCACGTTATACAACATATTGTAAATTCGGCTAGTAGCACATACGGATCTTTTTGTACTAAATATAAAAACGCTGTTGAAAAAAAAGTGGTTTGAGCATGATATGAGGGCATCCCGTATTTATCATCTCCTAGCTCTTTAATTCGGCCATCTAAATCTGGATCTTTTGATACGCGCATATTTGGTCTGGGTTCTTTAAATAGCATTTTAAGAACTGGATTAGAATAATGGTTTACGAATGAAAACACTAAATATGCTATCAAATATTTTTTTTGTTGTAATAAAAAAAAACTTGTTATTAAAAACGTAATTAATGGTCCTTGATTACCGATTTGGTCGACTATTTGGATTACGTCCATGTATTAATTATTATTTAATATATAGACTTATTTTTTCTTACTATTAATGGTCGGCTTTTGTTGATAGAGTTGTTCGACCAAAAATGAAAACGACCAATCTGACCCATTTAAATCTATTATATCTCCGCGGTTACTAATTAATTTTATACCTAATCTAAAAATATTTACTGGACCAAAATAGGTACGTTCCTGGTTTTGTAATGTACCACCATAATCTACATATACCGCACCCGGTGCTAAGCCAGCTGTTTTCATAGGAATAAAACCAAACACGTCCTCCGCATAGGGCCCCGAGCCGTAACTTTTTCCATTCACATTCGGAGTTGAAGTTATAATAGAACTTTCCTGTTTACTGTTTGCCAAACTGGTTAGTGAATAAAGTTGCTTTTGTGTTAAACGGTTATAATCTACAGTATTTTCAGCAGTTGCGTTATACGTCAACAGACCTGTTATTGGGTCGCATACATAATCAGCTTTATTTGCATAAGATGGTAGAGCAAATGAACGAACCGCCGAGGCTACTGTTACCATACCATCATTCAAATGGTTTTGATTAAAATCATCTACACATAATAAAAAGTAATCGAACAAATTCACAGAAACTGTAGTATCTCCGACAATTTGAATAAGAGTTCCTGGTTTGCCATAATCACCAAGACTAAATTCGGTTGTGTTATGAAATCCTATTAACCAACCAATAGTAATATCCCATGTCGTGTTTTGGATATATTGTGCCCCTGGTGTACATTTATTAAAACTTAATTGGTCATAAAATACGATTTTATAATCTGCGGCCGTGTATACTTTATTCGAATTAAATCTTAATTTTATATACTCATTGTTGTTTACGTTAATGATTTGAATAGATGACCCCTGCGTAACTGATTGAGACGTTAATATTTCATTAATTGCAATAATTAAATTATCACGCGTATAAGCTATTACTCCTGATGCGTCAGTGGCTGGAATGGTAAATTTAATATCATTCGCATGATTATCTGTTAAATAATAAGGACGGCCTGTTGCCACACCTTCTTCCCATGGCACTAAATAAAAAAAGTTATTTTGTCCGTCAATAAATCTTATTTTGTTAACTACAATTGGATTAATTGCCGTAATTGTAGTATAAGGTAATACGCCGGAGTTTATAAGATTTAAATTAAAACTTGTATCTGTTTGTCCGTTTGTTACTGTAGTTCCTAAAAACGGCACGCCTATATTTAAGTTGTTACTCCATGAAGATGTTGTAAATATAATATTGCCTGTACCATCACGTCTTGCTGCAGTATCTATAAACGAAATTGTATAATCTGTTTGATTTAATATTTTTTTCATCGATATTGTAAAAACACAATCTATGTATCCTGTCAGTTCATTTGGAGTCATTACAATATTTGTTCCCGAAAATATTCGTGAACCATAGCTGTCCGTAAAATTGTTAAATTTACTATTTATTGCTGTCTCTACCTCTTGGTATGTATAATAAATTGTTCCTTCTCCGTCTGTGGGTACAACAAAAGACGGCACATTTTGGTTTCCGTAATTTTTTGTACTTGGATATGCTTTTAACATATAATTACTATCTACCTCATAATATGAATTTTCTGGAAATGAACCTCTGAATTTATATGTGCTTCCTGAAAGGTCTAGTTGTCCATTTAAATATTCTCCGGATAAATCTATAAAACTGTTTAAAAATGTACCGGCAAGGTCAACATAATACATATCCTGCGTAAATGTCCGCGTAATATCAATACGTATGTTAAAATAGGAATTTGTGTCCAAATATGCATTAAAAAATGTACCAAAATCACCTAGTGTGTTTTTTGAATTAATAGTATTATTATTTGTATTGATTATGCCTGTATTTATAGCAGTAATATATTGTGAAAGAGTATATCCAGCTGTTGTTGAATTTGGTATATTAATTTGATAATTGTTTTGTATAACATTGTAGTCCGGCTTAACACAGGTTAAATAAATATATGGACTGTTCAAAATCGTATATTTTCCTGACTGTTGTGATATTGGCGAAGATTCTGATATTACGTTGTTCATTTCATACGAATTATTTTGAAATACAAAACAGGATGTATTGCCTGTCCATATTTTCGAATTTAATACGTTATCTATTTCCGTGGGAAACACCACATAAGTTTTTGAATTTATCACGTTATTAGTTGTAAGTCGATTGTACGTAATTTGTAATTGAAAAAATGATTTTCCGTTGTTATTTAATGACGCGTCAGTAATATCTGTTCGTTTAATGGATGAGCCATTTAAATACGTATTAGCGGTTAACTGGTTACTTAAGTCGTTTATTAATTGAGTCCTTGTATATTTTTTTCCAGTTGCTAGAGTAAACATTATTTGGAATGAAAGATCTACTTGTGAATTTACCGAATATTCATCTGGTCCTATGTATTTATAAATTGTAAAATAATTGTTTGTGTTATCTAAATAAAAAACAGTATCTAAATTATCACTATTTAAGCTGCTAATTGTTAAAGGTAGTGATGCGGCCGAATAAGCTCTGTTTAAATAATATTCTGTATAATTAAAACCTAAGAATCCAGGTATTGATTTATATCTTGGTCCTGTTAGTGCACTTGTTGCTATCGGTGATGTCCACGTCGGAAAATAAAGATAATAACCAGATTCATTGTATGTGTTATTAATGCTCACAGATAATGTTGCAAGAGCCGCGTTTGGATTATATCCTATATTGGTTTGTCCGAAACTAACGTCAGTATATGTTGTTTTTAGTTGCTGAATTTTAGTATTAAGTGCCGCAATTATATTTGGCGCCGTATAGTTACCTGCCGAAATATCAATAGTATAATCATGATAACCATTATCTATACCTGATTTGTTACCTTTTAAATAAAAAAAATTACTACCATAACTGGTTGGTACTGTATACCATGTTTGTGGTATTTGAATAGAATATAATTTTAATGACACCACGTCTTTTAATTGTTCAGATAAACTAAACGTAAAATTGGTCGACATTGTTCTTTTATCATCTCGATATTGGCTATCTATGCTTACAATACGTTTTATCGTTTCTTTGATTGTTGGATTTAATCTGTCTTGTGCGTATTCGCCCGGTTTAACAAAATCTATTGCTGAACTACTTGTTGTTGGCGTTGGAGGAATCGTTGTTTTCGAATCCATACCTTCGATAATAATATTATTTTGTTGACTGACATCATCTTCATTATCGTCTTCGTTGGTGCTTGCGTCTTCGTCGGTGCCATCAGATGCATCATCAAAAAAGCGATTATATATGTCTAAGAAAAATTTGGCTAATTGTTGTCCTTCTTTGGTATTTATAATTTGATACCGATTATAGAGCGACATGATTTTATGTTCTAGTTCACGGTCCGTTGGATTGTTTAGATCTAAAATATTGTTAATTAATTCATCTTCTGTATAACTATTTACGTCGTACATGTCTAATGTTTTTGTCCTTATTTTTTGATTCATTACTATTGGAATATAATAAAATCGTTTATATTTTTTCCTCGCTAATATTCATTTTAAATGTATGCGGAGCAAGCCCAAGTTTCCCCTTTAACCCCTCCTTTCAAAAAAGGTATATGTGATTGAGTCCAAGTTATTTTGCGTTTCATACCACTCCTTTTTATTCCTAATATTCAGTGTTTGGTTACGATTCAGTTAAAGAATTTGTTTCTTTTTCTTGAAGGCGTGTTTTAAACATTGTACTGATGTAATTTACTAAATCAATCTTTTTTTCAGAACATTCATAAAGCGTCTTTATCGGAAATGCTTTTAGGCCGTGTCCGCGTTTCATATGTCGTGTCCCCGTAAATAACATTTTGTCTAGAACTTGGAATATTTTTTCCTCATGTTCCGTAAAGTCTTCTCGTTTTATGCGCGTCTTTCCACTATAAACATATCGATTATAGTTTCCGTCATTATATACATGGTGTAAGCCACTTGTAGCGCGGTTTCTGACTAATCCAATAGCTGCTACTTTATTAATGTCATTGTTCATTTCAAAAACGAATAAAATTGTGTCAAGCGGTATGTTTGACGCAATGAGCTCCGGACTACAATAAATACATCCTATGTTAGCGTGCCTGGTGCGGTATTTTTCATTCTCAAGTAGGGTGGCTGTACTGAAGCGTGATGTAATAATAAATTTATTTAATTGACTACGGAAATCTTCTATGATTCGTCTTGGTACTGGTTTTAGTTGGTCCATGATTTAGTACAAATTGGAGAACATTCTGTGAATCAATTTTTTTATCATGTTAATATATAACGGTAATGTTTATAAACAAACGTAAATTTTTGTTTTTACTAATCATTTTATTTGTTCTTGCTTTCATTTATTATGTGTTTTTGCCTATGTTAACTGAAACGTTTATTCAGGAGGGTAATCGTGGTCGTGGTCGTAGTCGTCAACAAAAGAGAGAATATGGTACAAGTATAGGAAAAGGCGTTAGACAGGGTGGGGTTCCCGGCATGGTGTTTAATGCAATTGCTGGTATTGAAACTGTTCAGAATAGCGAGGCTGCAGATTGGTTTAATAATGCTGGTAGAACTCTTGATAAAGTTTTTAAAATTTAATAATCGGAACTAGTAAATAACAGTTAGTATATTATTTGGTTGGCCTTTTATAGTAAATCTTTACTTGATGTAGTAATTTTCACTTATACTTTTGATATATTTTATGTTATAAAATATACCATAATATATTTATAGAATCATGGACGAAGTTTCGATAAGAATAGAGAACCTACCAGATGAACTAAGCCCTATTTCATTACATGATGATGATTCTGTGATAGATTCAAAAGACTTAACTAAACTGAATTTTTTTCGGTCAATACGTACTAATAGTCCTATGACCATGTCTGAAAATAGTTCATCCGATAGCGACAACGAAGAGCTACGTTTGATACGTAAAGATCGTTTTCGAAGTCAAATTCAAGACCAGTTTGTCAAAAAAAGTTTTACTCAAATAGAACAATCCTTGGTAAAATATTATGAATGCGATAATAAATACTATGGGAAACTAGATATTTTGATTACTTTTATGAAAGGCCAAAAAACCTTATTTATGCAATCTACTTTTATAACACAGAAAAAAATGTATTTGCTTATGATTCCAGTAATATTCTTTTCGGCAGCCATGGCTATTTTTGCGCCTATTATTCAAGAATATAGTTGGTCTGGTGCGCTTATTTCGGCACTGAATGTTCTCGTAACTTTTTTTGTATCTTTAATCAATTATATGAAATTTGAATCACGTGCTGAAAAATATTTTCAATTGGCGAATCATTATGACCGTTTAGAAACGTCTCTAGAAATGGCGTCAAATAAAATTACTTATATTGAAGGTAGTAATGAAAAAAATGAACTTGTTTTACATAAACTGAGCGAAATTGAACTAAATATGAATGATTTAAAAGAGGTATATGATGTTCTATTGCCCGAAGAAATGTCTCGAATCTTTCCTATTCTTTGTAATATAAATATTTTTAGTTTGATTAAAAAATTGGAGTCTTATCGACGGGTCTTGATTTATAAGTTCAAGGATATTAAAAACGAAATAGGTTATATTTTACATAAATGGAAGAACGATAAAGGAGAACTTTCTGATATTGAACAAGCAAAAGAAAAAGACCGACTTTTCTTTTTATATGATATTAAAGAACGATTAAAAGACGAATTATTAGAGTTCGTCAATGTTTATCAATATGTTGATGAAGCATTTACTAGAGAAATAAAGAATTCGGGAGAACATTGTAATATGTGGTCTATTTATTGTCGCGGGCCACGCAAAACGAAAAAAGAGGATATTAAACCCATATTACAACATTATTTTGCATTTCTCTTTAATGATTCTTAGCTACAACACGCCAAAACCATGGAAATTCATGTACTATTTTTACTGTTTCTTTATTTGATAAGCGGGTTATTATATTCTGCGCATTTTCGTTTTCCTCCGACCAACGTACCTTTATAATTACCCGTTTGTGTTTATTGTCATTATGTAACGGTATTTCACTAATTTGTTCTATTGATCCGATTTTTAGTTTAATAAATGTTTTTAATATATATTCTTTAGGTATTGTGTTTTCCATGCGTGGTATGCATAGCGCATTCATGCGTTGATTGAACTTTGGTTGATTTGAATCTACAGACAGGTCTAATCAATTTTTCGTTTGATACTATTAATTATTATTTACATTTCTTATATAGATGAATACTTTTCAAACTAAATATGGTTTAGTTACTTTATATCATAATGAAATTTTTATTGGAAATGAATTCAAAAGAGGCAAATATTGGGATGAAGATACTTTATTGAAATTGAGAACATTTGTGAATCCCGACCGTAATATTTTAGAAATAGGTGGGCATTGTGGTACATCGTCCATTGTTTATTCCTCTTTTTTAAAGGAAAATAAAAAAGTATATGTTTTTGAACCACAAGAAAATATGTTCCGATTACTTTGTCATAATATTAGTCAGAATGGTCTTGAGAATAAGATTGAGCCTTTTCGTGCTGGTGTTTTCTGTTATTCCGGACAAGGTAAAATGAACGGCGTCGACATGGATGGACCCCTTCCTGGGTTGATCGAAAAAAGATATAATGAGGAAAAGGACCTGGCATGTAATTTTGGTGGTGTAGGTCTTGGTTCAGATGGCGAAACAATTCAGCTTACAACTATGGATGAAATGCGTTTTGATGATATTGGTTATATTCATTGTGATGCTCAGGGCGCTGAGAATTTTATTTTTTCAAAAGGACTTAGCTTGATTGAAAAACATCGACCCGTAATTTATTATGAGAATAATCAGAATTATGCGAAATATTTATATAATAATGTTTGTTCATCTTATCCCCAGTATAAATTAGAGAGTATTTTTGATATAAAAAAATATTGTTTGGATACACTTAATTATTCGGGTTATATTGATAAATTTAATGGTGGTATTGATACATTATTGGTGCCCTGATTTTAATTTGTCTTATCTAGAATACCCATCTTTACAAGTTCTCTCAAATATTCCTGCGCGCTTCCGTCTAGTGTTTTTACATCTGTCTGCTGAAATGCCGTTGGTAGACACTCAATGATTTTTTCTCTCGTTGCAGTTTGCTGAATCTGCCTGCTCATAAAAGATATAATATCACGGGATACCGAACTCTCGTGCAGACCATGCTTGAGTCCGTTTGACCAAGACGCAGTCGTGGGACTCGTAAGAATCCCGTCACGAACGTCCTGCATAATTGTTGCCCAGTCTTCTGTTAGTCTATACGTCATGTTGTCGATTGATTTCTAATTTTTAATTTGACATCAATCAATTTCTTTGTAATGAAGTTCTCCTGGCCAAAAAATTGAAATCTTTTTCTTTGGTAAGACCAGATTATCTTTTGACCGTTTATCGGAGTTTCAATATGTCGCGTCGTGTGTCCACCAGCAAGAAGGTTTCGGAGGCTCGTGTTTGTTGCAAGCATTGCAAGAACACGGGGGAAGATGCCCGGATCTGTGAAAGCCACAATACACTTGATGCGAAGGGGCGTGTTTGCTGCCCCAAGATTTTGTCCAACGTCTGTAGCAAGTGCAACAATGTTGGTCATTTGCCGTCTCGCTGTGTGGTTACGAAATCCGTGACCGATGTTCTTCGTCGCATGTCCTTTGTGCCCGAGACAAGGAAGGTTGCGCCTGTTAGCGCATCGACCAAGGCCAGTTGTGGCGGCTTTGATGCTCTCATGGAGAGCGACTCGTCTCCCGACCAGTCTCCTAGGACGCCTCGATCGCAGCCAGTCAAGGCGAAGCCTGAGCCTTCGGCACCAGTCAAGGCGGTCGTCAAGGCGAAGCCTCAGCTAAAGGCCAGTCAGATGGACTGGGCTATTGAGTCCGACGATGAGGAGGAGCAGGTGGCTTTGCCTGTGACTTTGTCAGCCAACGTGACGGTTCGGACCAAGGCTAAGCGGGACTGGGCTGACTACGAAAGCGATGAAGACTGGTAAAAAAATACAAAACTATAAAAATATATGTTGTACATATTGTATTTTTTTTTAATATTAAATTGCGTTCTGAATATTTTTTGTGAAGACCAACATGAAGATAAATAAAATAGTTTTAGTTCTTTCTTGTATAGTTGAGAACATTTCAGTGCCTTTCAGTTTCTTATCGAAATAGATAAAATATTGATATTGTAAATATAAGGAACTTATGAACATGAACATATAGAGCGCGTCGTATTGTAAATTATGATACGAATTTGTTATTTCGCCAATGATTGTGTTTTCGTTTACCAATTCATTGTTCACTTCATTGATTACAGTTGACATAACTGCTCTTGACCCGATGATGTTTCTTATTGAAAGCCCATCCCGGAAGGATAGTGACGTAATAAGACTTGTTATTCGCATTTTGTTGTTGCCACCATTAGATTTTTATTGTGTGATTCAATTTTTATTCTATTGTTTTGAGAACATTATTGTTGTTGGTTTTTTAGTGTTCTTTGATTGTTCTTTGGATAGTCCCTTTGATTGTTCTTTGATTGTCCCTTTGATTGTCCCTTTGATTGTCCCTTTGATTGTCCCTTTGATTGTCCCTTTGATTGTCCCTTTGATTGTTCTTTGATAGTCCCCTTGATTGTTCTTTGATAGTCCCTTTGATTGTTCTTTGGAGAGTCCCTTTGATTGTTCTTTGAGAGTCCCTTTGATTGTTCTTTGATAGTCCCTTTGATTGTCCCTTTGATTGTCCCTTTGATTGTCCCTTTGATTGTCCCTTTGATTGTCCCTTTGATTGTCCCTTTGATTGTCCCTTTGATTGTTCTTTGGAGAGTCCCCCTCTGAGAGTCCCTTTGTAGAGACCCCCTCTGAGAGACTCGCGAAGCTCAGTACCCTACCGCTAGGTAGGGTACTTCTATATAGGCATCCCCCTAATCCCATATAAGGTTTCGATAAACGTCTATGTAGAGATATCGAGAAATGAGTGGGATATTAGGAAATGAGTAGGATATCAAGAAATCGCAAAATCGAGAACTTCTCCGCGAAAAAATTGAGACCTTTTTTCGCACTGAAACCGCACTGAAACCGCACTGAAACCGCACTGAAACCGCACTGAAACCGCACTGAAACCGCACTGAAACCAATATGGCCTCTATCAAAACCATTGAAATGTACGCGATTGACGGGTTCGAAGCCCTTGTCTTTACCGCATGCCCCGTAATGGTAAAGAGAGAGGCTATTGAAGCCTTAGTCAGGAAGGCAGTTCCGACGAAAACCGCCGCTTTCCAAAGTGAGATAGCAAACCGGATACAGGACTATTCGTCTGCCTTCTTGAGAACTCCCCGCGCACTCGAGAAGAAACCCTCTGAGATTGAAATGGCAGCCATCATAGAGACTATACGCCAATTCGCGAAGGACGATTTCCGTTTCGGTCTCTTCAAACAAAACCTGCAGCTTGTATTTGATTTGATGACGGAATCCGTTAAGGAGCTTTACCTGATAAACAACGGAAATCTGTGTAAGCTGCTCAACGAGACAATGGAGTTCCTAAGAGCCTCAAGCGACAAGACGCGCTTTGACGCGAAGTATAGCTCAGACGGAAAAAAAGTGACGTTTGGGCTTCTTCCTTAGCCTTCTAATGACATTAGCGTAGTTTGTTCTCTGTAATTTGTACTAAAAAAATTTTTTATATCCATCGCAAAATCGAGAACTTTGTTGTGCAGTAAAAACTGAATTGCCTTTTTTCGTTTAATCGAAGAAAAAGTTTCCCAAAGTTTATACAACATGTCCGCTATTCCCGCTACACTTCTTGCTGCAATCCAGGCCGGAGAATTTTCCGGTTGTTTCATGATGAATGGTCAATGGCACGGTATTCGTGCGTTTCCCAGCGATGAACCGCCCGCTGTTATCGTGGCCCCACAAGACAATTACGCAAAGATGCCTGTATGGGAGTTGGCGAATCTCTCTAAGCGACGCGGCTTGAGCTACACCCAGCCCAACAAGAACATCTTCATTGAGAAGCTTCGCGAACAGGACGCAAGTGGTTCTGTGCCCGCTGTCCAAGTCCTCTCTCATAATGGCCCCATTGATTTCGGTCGTCTCAATTGGTGCGAACTCTATGAGATTTGCCACAAGTTCAAGGTGCCTCTTAGCGATGGAGGCAAGCGCTGGCGCAAGAGCGCTCTTGTCGAGGTGCTTCGTAAGCACATTGCAGCCGAACCGGTTCTCTAAAACATTTGATATTGTGTCTGTAAAATAATTAATCTACTCTTTTTTTTCAATGATATAAACAGATTTTGAGAACATTTTAAATGGACTGTTCATTAAATGTTCTCAAAAAGGAATTAGAATCCGAGGGAACAAAACAGGTTCTCGAAATGTGGAAAAATAAAACGATGAATGAAGAGGCAATCATCAATGTTATGAAGGAAGGAGAAAAGAAATTTGTTGAGACGACTGGAAGATATATGACCTATTTGGAAATACGACAGATATATGGATAGACTGCGACCCCACAATGATAGATTTTGAGAACATTTAATAATCAATAAAAACGAGAACATTTCTATTAAGTTAATAAGTTCTCATTTTTATCCAATAATTTGTGTTAACGGGAAATGAGTAGGATATTGAAATATCGGTCACAATAAGTATTTCAATATCTAGTTAATATCTACAAAACTATTCATATGCCAAAATGGAGAACTTCTTTTCGGCGGTTTCGAAACCTTTCCCCCAAAAACATCCCAAAAAATTGATTCTTTTTTTCTTTCTTTATGGGAATTAAATCACCCCCGACTTTCGTCGTTTACTACCATGTCTGCTATTTCCTCTGTTATTGATACCAAGCCCAAGGTTGTTCGTGGCAAGAAGGCTGCTGCGGCTAACGCTGATGTTCCTCCTCCTCCTCCTCCTCCGGTATCCGAGATTCTACCCGAGTCTGATACTAAGACTAAGGCTAAGACTAAGTCTAAGCCTAAGGCCAAGGTGGTTGAACAAACTGAACCTGTTGCTGGTGGTGGATCGACTGAACCGACTGAACCGACTGAGGTTCCGGCCAAGGAGAAGAAGCCTACACTTCCTGCCAAGTTTGCCAAGTTCATGCAATTTGGCTATTTCTTTGTTACGTCTATGAAGGATGCTGGTCTTTTGGACGACACTGTTTCTGCCGATCTATTGGAGCGTCTCTGTATCTTCGCTTCTGTCGATGAGCAGAAGGCCTATTATGAGGCTTGGTTGGCCTCTGCCAAGGAATCTAACAAGGCTCTCAGAAAAACCGTCGCTGCTCAGCGCAAGGCTTCCTTGCCTCCTAAGGACCGCAAACCTCGCGCCAAAAAGGTTCTCGATCCTAATGCACCTACCAAAACTCGCAAACCTCGCACCAAGAAAAACCAAGATAACGACCTCATCAACGAACTTCAAATCCTCTCTTCTATTCTTGGCT